TTGCATGCCTCGCGGCTCTGCTGTCCACCTTCAGCGCTCAGCGCCAGGGTTTACCACAGTTAATTCCGCTAGCGGTTCTGTGGTTAAACCGTGCCTCGGCTGCCGTCAGGCAGACCGGGACACGAAGGCTTGCCTCGCAAACGGCCTTAAGCTTGTTCGGATTAGGTTTCAGGTTACTGATTCCCAATTACCGGAGCTTAAGGTGTCTGAATTGTCGAGGTACCTTCTTTTCCTTTTAGGACAAGGCAAGGAGCGTCAGCCTTGTCCTTTCCCCCGTGCGCAGAAACAGCGGGGGAATGACGGCCTCTGTAGGCTACAGAGGCTGTGCCGAAGAGACCGCTGGGCCTTGGCCCATAGTCTCAACTCGTTGAAACGGAACCTGCCCGCAGGTTGCCGTCGGCACACTCCCACCAGCGCTGGTTCTTTTCAAGAGCGCCAGTGTACCACTTCCCCCCCCCTTTCTTCTCCTGACTACCTCGCGTTTTGCAGACGGGAGGTACGTCGGATGTTTCCTCTAGGTTGGGACAAAGAGTATGAGAAGTTTGTCTATTCTCATGTCCCCCGTAGCTCCGCTCGTTTGCCAGAGCGGAGTCGAGCCGACCATCTTTGGATGGGAAACTCGAAGGAATACCTCGTCGGTTCCTTGATTGGCAAAGGGCTCAGCTCAGAGCCCCTTCGCGCGCGATACAAGGAAGTTCTTTCAGCCGGGAAGGTACGGCCCCTCATCATTTTTGATGAGCGGGTTGATTACCTCGCGCCTCTCCATAAGATGATGTACAGTCATCTTTCTGGCAAGGATTGGCTACTGAAAGGACCACCGACGGAGGAGAAGATAGAGTCCGTCTGTGCGGGGCACACATGGTTCACTTCTGTGGACCTAGTGTCTGCCACTGACAATCTGCCGCTAGACGCGACAGAGGCCATCCTCGGTGCACTACTTGCGAAGTGCTCTAAGGTGCCGGGAGGGATCCGCCTTTTGGCGGTGAACTCCCTCCGCCCTATAATTGTCAAGGGGTTACCCCTTGCCAATGCCGAGGTCACGCACGGACAGATGATGGGGGGCTACCTCTCCTTTCCCCTTCTTTGTCTTCAAAGCTTCTTAGCCGCCAGGTGGGCGACTAGGGGCACGAAGGCAAATCTCCTCGTGAACGGAGACGATACGCTAATCGCCTCTAATCACGCCGTCGATCGAGATAGTTACCCTCAAGGTTTCTACCTCAATGATCTTAAGACCATACGGGCAAAGAACGTGGCCGAGGTCAACTCGACTGTGTTCTTGAGGAGTGGGGGTAGATGGCGCGAGGTACGCCATCTAAGGAGAGGAGCTGCGTTGTCCGACTACAGGGGCGTGCTGCACCTCGCAGCAGCCTGTAAGCGGGACGTCCAGTGGACCGATGCTTTTATTCGGTCCCGGATCGGACAACGCTGGGGTTTCCTCCCTTCGCAGCTTGGGCTGCACCCGGCATCCTACCCTGCCTTCCAGAGGCAGTGGGGGATGGGTCGAGTACACACTGCTCTACCAGATCTTGACCCCGAAGTTCCTGACTTCGGGATCGTGAGGAGACCGGGCCGGCCGGCTGATGATGAAATGATCGCCCTGAGGGATCTCCTTTGGGAGAAAGGGCGACCGAAGGGGGGAAAGGCTCCTGAGCCACCTAGCCATGGGAAGCTCAGGAGAACCTACGTCTATCGCACGCGCTGGAAAGTGCGCGGCTCGTTCGGTCAGCCGTCTTACCTTTGTACTGTAGGACGGGCTAGCATAGACGTAGGTGGTGAAAGGGAGGAGTATTCCGTTCCTGACGGTTATACTCCGATGTCGGAAAAGAAGGGGTTGTTTAGCCCTTCTATCGACGGTGATGGGTTACTGTGTATCCCGTTGCCGGCCTAGGGTGGCTGGCGGTCTGGCGTCAACGCCAGGTAAACAACCAGCAGGTGATCCTGCACCGCTCGGTCAACACAGTGGCATTGCTTTCAGCCTACTGTGAACCCTACACTCCCGAGCCCAGCTCGGCTAGTGTGCCGTGTCAGCAATGACCGGAATGCCCTCAGTGCTACCTTCGAGCCTGAGTGTTTAGGGGCGATACGCCGGGAAGGAACGTGGAGCACGAAGTGCTTAAAAAGAGTGGCATGTGGAAGGGCCGCGAGGCCCTTGCCCTGTACGATACATTAAAGTATTGGTGTCCATCCACGGACTGACCTGGACCGAAGTCGGTAAGTCGGTGCGTCGCGGGGACGGGAAATTACCTTCGGGTATATAACCGTC